CATTGGAAAAGCACCTGTAGGTGGTGGGTTTAATAAACTATCATTCCCTTCTGCCTCTGCTACAGCAACCTACGCTTTGACGCTAGGTGGTGCAGCATACTTTCCAGAGACTGCAAATCATTTAATCGTATCTCTCAACGGTATTATTCAAGCTCCTCAAGACAGCTTTACAATCAGTGGAAGCAATCTTGTATTTGCTGAAGCTCTGACTACCAGCGACACAATAGACTTTATTGTGGCTCTTGGGGATGTATTTGATGTGGGTTCTGTTAGCGATGGAACAATCACAGCTAGTAAAGTATCTAGCAATTTAATTCGTAACGGTATTCGTATCAACACAGGCACACTGTCAACAAACACAACCATTGCTGCGTCAGAGCGTGGTGTTATTGGTGGTAGTTTGACGGTTGATAATGGTGTCACACTTACAATAAATGGGGAGCTAACCATTGTCTAAATTATATGTAAATCAATTAGCCCCCAAAACTGCTGGCAACAAGATCATTATGCCGCAGGGTGGTATTATTCAGGTTCAGTACACGCAATTAGACACAGCGGCAACTCAAGCATTTTCTGCAAACACGGATACAGCGTTTACCGATTTGACTGTGAACATCACGCCAGCATTAACCAGCAGTGTTATTAAACTTGAGTGTCATTTGGCAGGTGAGTTTGATGATGACGACATCACTTGGGATCACGCTATGCTTTTCTTTAGGGACACTACAGCATTAAAAAGCAGCGGTTCTTTTTCGAGTTCGCAGGTTGGTATTTCTGCTTTAACAAGAACCTTTACTGACAACAATGACGCATCAACTGCTGAAGTTGGTTACTACACTTATTTCGACAGTCCAAATACTACATCACAAGTGACTTACAAGGTTGGTATCCATTCAAGATATGCCGGGACTTTTTATATCAATACAACGGTTAGCACCAATGACGATGATGGTGTTGAACGCTTTGTAAGCAACATTTCAGCAACAGAGATTGCGGGGTAACTGATATGGCATCTATACTAAACGTAGACCAGATCGGTCACTCAACATCAGGAACCACAGCAATCACTATCGCATCAGATGGCACAGTTACGATGCCTGAAAATGACAGTGGTTGGATAGAAATAACACTAAACTCACCGTTCACTGCATTTACTGTCAGTACTGATTTTGGAAATCCTGAATACAGAAAAATCGGCAACATCGTGAATATCCAAGGTTTGGTAAACGCGAACAGTGCGTCTAACGCGAGTACAATATTTACGCTTCCAGTTGGTTATCGACCTAAAAAGAGACTTATTTTTACAGTAGAAAATGGGAATACGGTGACAGCAAGAATTGACATCTTTGCGAATGGTGAAGTTGAAGCACATTCTCTTGCAAATAGTGGAACTTGGTTAAATCTCAATATGACATTCATGGTAGCGTAGGGGGTAATTAGAAATGAGCAGTATTCTTAAAGTTAGTACCCTGCAAGACCCCACCAACAGCAACACAGCGTTGACTATTGATACGAGTGGTCGTGTCGATATGAACGCCTCATACGTTTTTGACCAATGGTATCTAAACGCTAATCACACAACTGATGGCGACAGTGATATAACAGCTTGGTCACAGACTTCGTTTACTGGTCTTGGTAAGGTTTCTGGGATGTCTCACTCGTCTGGGATATTCACGTTTCCTCAAACAGGCCTGTATAAAGTCACTGGCACTTTTCTGCAAAGAGATGATGGACAAGATAACTTTGCGCCAACCATCAACGTGACCACAGACAATTCAACTTACACTGAAGTAATCGAGTTAATTTCAGGCAGTTCAGACACTACAAATAGTGGGTCAGTATCTTCCAGCGTTTTTGTAAATGTTACTGACATAGCAAATGTCAAAGTAAAGTTCAGGGCAAAATCTATGGATACTAATTCTTATATTTGGGGGGCTTCCGATAAGATTAGAACCAACGTAATGTTTGAACGTGTAGCACCAGCGCAATAGGGAGACTGATATGGGATTAATACGATTACAATCAAGCAGTCTTCCTAGCGGTTCTGTGTTGCAGGTTGCTCAGAGTTATACTGCAAACACTGGTACTGTTTCAAGCGCAAGTACCAGTTATGTTGCCAGTGGTTTTAGTGTTTCTATCACACCAACAAGCACTAACAATTTTATTTCAATTCAAATGTCTAATCCAATGGTTGACCATCAATCTGCACTTGCGATTTGGGGTAAGATGTACGTCAATGGCTCACCAATGCAAGATGCGGATGATTATCATTTAGGGTATCAAAGCACTACATCTAGATACGGCTCTTGGGCATTTGCAGGAAAATATACTCCGACTTCTCTTAATACACTAACTTTTGAACCATATTACAGAAGTCAAGATGGTGGCACCGTAAAGTTTAGTCACGCTAAGTCGTCTATTTCGTTAATCGCAATGGAAATCGCTGGCTAATGAAACCAACACTTTTATCAATCCATGTTGAATTAGAAAAACATATTGTTGTTGCAGAAGAACGATGGACTGAAACCATTGCACGCATCAAACGTATCGAAAACATTATGATAGGGAGCGCAGGAACCACAGTTGTCTTGTTATTGACAATGCTTATCAGAGGCTAATTTGGTTGTTGCGGAAGTTCTTACTGGTATTGCCCTAGTACAGCAATCAGTAAAATTCATTAAAGAGAATATTAGCACTGCCCAAGATATAGGGCAGATTGCAGGGCAGATCGATGACCTTTTTCGTGGGGAAAAAGAAGCCCAAAAAGCCAGAAGTGAAAAATCTGGAAAAAGCAGTTTTTCTGATCAGTTTGGTGTTGAAACAGTTGCTCAAGAAATTATCGATGCAAAACTTGCTTCTGAAAAGCTTTATGAAGTTTCCCAATTAGTGGACTTGAGGTTTGGTCATGGAACGTGGGCTGGGATTGTGGCTGAAAGAGCAAAGCGTATTCAGCAAGCTAAAGAAGCGGCAGCAGCCGAGCGTAAAGCCCAAGCAAAAAAACAAAAAGAAATAGAAGAAACAATCAAAACTACTTTGCTCATAGCGGGTATCATTCTTGTTACAATAGCTTTGTTTGCGTTCCTTTTTGTCAGCATATCCCAAAGTAATGCCGAGGAGATTGTGCTGTGACAGACTGGTGGAAGCGATACATACAATTTAATCTTACAGCTAAGCTTACAATGCTTGCGTCTGTTGCCATGTCCTGGCGTTGCGCTGAATGGTTTATGAATCTTGAAGCCCCCACTACACAACAATCTGCTTTTGTATCAGTTATCATGGGTGTGATGACAGGTGTCTATGGGATCTATCTTGGTAAAGAAGCAAGGACACCAAAGGAATGATGTACCAAGCAATAGTCATTGCATGTCTTATTGGGACTTCAGCTGTACAACGTGACCAGTGTACTTATCTTGAAGCTCAGATGTGGCATGACAGTGAACATGCGTGTCAAAGGCATGCTTTGGTTTTGTCTGAGAGAGTTCATCGATATATGAAAGGGTACAAACCTGTAGCTTGGAGCTGCAAGCCGTTACCGAGAGGAGTGTTGTCACGATGATACAATTGCTTGGAGTTGTTGGCTCTCTAGCTCAAACCTTTCTTGAAGGTAAGGTTGAAAAAGAGAAAGCCAAAAGTGAGATAATGAAGACGGCTGCTCAACATGATAGCAAGTGGGAACTTATCATGGCTGAGTCTACAAAAGGATCGTGGAAAGACGAGATAATAACGGTGGTTGTATTGGCCCCTTGTGTACTGGCTTGGATCGATCCCGACCTTGCAAGGCGTGGGTTCGATGTCATAGCCACCTTGCCGGATTGGTATCAGAATATTTTGTACGTCACCATATTGGCCGGGCTAGGGCTGAAAGGTTTGGATAAGTTTAGGAGAAAGTAATGAACCTACAGAAACTGCAAGAAGAACTAACAGCAGATGAGGGGTGTAAGTTTGTCACTTATAAATGTACTGAAGATAAGCTTACTTTTGGGATTGGTCACTTGGTGCTTGAGTCTGACCCAGAATATAACTTACCAGTCGGAACAGTTGTCTCGCCAGATAGAGTCACAGAATGCTTTGATAAAGACATTCAGTCAGTCCTCACAGATTGCGAGAGATTGTATCCAGACTTCTATAGTTTGCCAGAAGAAGCCCAACTAATTATTGCTAATATGATGTTTAATCTTGGCTTGCCTACCCTGTCTAAATTCAAAAACATGAAGAAGCATGTTGATGAAGAAGACTGGGAGATGGCTGCTAATGAGATGGAATCTTCTCGTTGGTTTAGGCAAGTGCCAAACAGGGCCGAGCGTTTAGTAGATAGGATGCGGATGCTCGCTGTGCCTTTCTAGTTTCACGTTCTTCATATCCAAATAGATTCTCGCCATTGCCAGACGGTGATACAAGAGCCAGCTGGGTTCTTGTATGAACATTTGTAGGTAGTTTGTAGATAGTACCGTGATTGTCAAAGTCATTAGCTAGGGGATCATCTTCAAACATGCCCTACTCCGTAAAATAATGTGGCCTGTAATCTTCTATGCCAGGGTTGAAACGAACTAGAACTGTAACATCATGCCTGTCGCCAACCCATTTCACATCACCTGTTAATTCTTCGATAGTAGTTTTTGGGGTTGTGCTGTCTCCTTCTTCGTCAAGCCCAAGAAGCAAGCCAATACCAGCCAGAGGCGTTGGAAAGTTTTTGTGAATCCAGAAATGCTGATTCTCGACAAACAAACCTTCATCATCGATGTAAACTCCATCACCATTTTCATAGAGCGTTGCAACGTCAAAAGCCCTTGCATCAATGTAATCATAAATCTGCTTATAGTTTCCATCATACTTTACCTCTGTAATTTTTTTGTTAATTGGGTCAATGCGAAACGCTTTCATGTGAATGGCTCCTGTTTTTTAAGGGCGATAGGGTTTGTTAATTGCGCTCCCGCAATAACTCAGCCCCCAGCCCTCTCCCTGCTGGGGGTTTTTTTGTGTCTATTTTGTGACTCTGTTTTGTTTACCTATTGTCGAATTGGTAAAGATATGATTAGATATCTAGGCACTGACCGGACTCGGCAGTAGTGGGGATAAGGGCCGGAGATCCTTGGTGATAAGGGTTTTCCGGCTTTTATTTATCTGGAAGTTTTGGAGCGGGTGAAGGGATTCGAACCCTCGACCCCAACCTTGGCAAGGTTATTGGCTCCTCACTTAACTCACTGTTTTTATTATACGGATATCTAGTCATTGCCTTTTTGTGTCTATTTTGTGTACTCCCCACTACTGTTGTGTGGTTAGTCGAGTCTGTTTATGGCATCTGCTAATCCGTCTGGATTAAGCCTAACGTATCTCTCGACAGAGCTGCTGCTGCGCCAACCACCTAAAGCCATTAGCTCATAGGTATTAGCCCCTTTGAGTGCCATATTGCTGGCCCAATGTGATCTCCAGTTATGGACTTTGAAATTTCTGATGCTTGCTTTTTCAAGAGCAGTTCTGTGAGCAGTTTTAATTGGAGAGCCGTTTGGTTTGTCGATATAGACGTAAGGTTCTCCCATTTGAGTGACGAATACATGACCTTGCCGTTCTCTATTAATATTCCTGAGAACTTCAAAGACTCTGATGTGCATAGGGACACTTCTAAAATCACCGTTTTTAGTGTGCCAGATGTTGATTCTCCGTTTATCCATATCGATGTCGGCCCATTGAAGACGTAAGGCCTCTCCAACTCGGCAGCCTTGGAAACAGAGTGTATGAATGAGGGGTCGTAGAAGGGGGTTGTAAGCATTTATTAGCAATTCCTGTTCATCAAAGCTCAGATACCTTGGCTTTGTTGTTAATATTTTGCGGCTAGGAATTTTGTTTACATGTTGGTGGGGTGTGTTGGACTTGGCGTGATTTAGAATAGCAGTAAGGTTTGATCTGTATCTGTTAAGCGTTTCTGCTTTTCTGTTAGGAAGCTGTTCGATACAGAACTCAGAAAATAAAGATCCAGTTAGCCTGGACAGAGGCACATTAGAAAAGAAGCTGTTTAAATAGTCGATACGATCAGCATCATTCTTATGAATAGAATGTTTATCGTTAAGATAAGCTACGGCAGCTGCGTTGAATGTAATATCAACACGGTCTTTTGTTTGTAGCTGTAACAGACGTTTCTCTAAGTATGATTCAGCGTCTTTTTTATTAGTAGTTCTTGTAGACTCTCTGATTTTGATTGAGTCGAACGTACCTGTGATGTGCCAGTATTTGTCACGTTTTTTAAGTTTGAGCATCTGCGAATCCTCCCTAAGTAATCTATCATGCAGCCCTCGCTGACAAGAATGGATTGCCCAAAAGGATAAAACTCAATGCCATATTTTTGAAACTGTCTTTTTATTTTACGCCTTGAGTCTGCTGTTTGTGTCTGTCCAAGAAAGTCCAGAGCATCGATCAGCTTTGGCAACGTCCCTTTTGCCATAGTAGCACTCCACACAATGTAGTGTTCCGTCACCGTAGACAACAAAGTAAGGTGTGCATTTGTTACACGCCTCACAATGTTGTGACTTACCTATGGTGTCGGTCTTACGCCGCTTTCTTGTCATTAGATGCAATACGTGAACGTGCATTAGTAAATGACTTCTTGATTTCGGCTTGCTCAGACTTGTTCAGACGCCTCATCAGATCCTGATTGGATTTGTAAATAGCGTCACAATCTTCATTGGTTTTTGCTTCTCCGAGCTGATTAAGAACATTGTTAAGTTCTTCATCATGCTCACCCATGACAGGAAGGTCTTCACCTGCATAGATAGACAAACCAAGGCCGTGGAAGGCCAGTGTTTTGACAAGGCAACGTTGTAGTGCTGTGTTCACCTCAAAGGCGTTAGGATGCTGTATTGCCTGATTGCGGTTGTCTGTGACAGGGAATGTTTCTGTCAGTGTTACACCCTCAATGGTCACTGATGTTTGCACAAAAGTATAACCTTTGGTGTCACGCATGAATGGCAGAGGATTGTCCTGATTGTCACTGAATACATGCTTCTCGAACGTTGCGTCTGGGTAGTTTTGTTTGACCAAAGCCCATGCCCAAGCCCATGACACATAGCTGAACTTACCCTTCTTCTCGATGTGGTTAGAACAGTCAACGTCAGCTAGAGTTTTGAATACTGATTTAGCCTGCTGCATTTTTTAGAACCTCCATGTCCTTGTCGTAATACATTTCTTTTTGATAGAACTTGACCATCATCTCCACGACCTGTCGTTGTGAGAGGGTTGTGCCAAGCTTTGTTTCAAGCCGTGACTTGATGTCATCGATCTGATCGGATGTTTCGATTGGTATATTGATGACTTTATTGCTCATCTTTGGCTTCCTTTGGTGAAATGTGTTTGAGAGTAAGTGTGTTGGACTTTGATCTCGTCACACGAATGACATGGCCCTCCCAGTTACCAGTGAGGTCATAGTCCATTTGCTTGCATTTCTCCGGCAATAAATCTTTGAATACCGTCTTTGCTTGATCGGATTCTTCTTTGGCTTTTTTAGCTTCTATTATTTGTTGTGCGCCAAGGTTTAGATTAGCGTGTGTCTGCTCGTCTAGATCCATATGCTTGACGTTAGTGGTGTACATGTCAGACCAGATGGGTGGGAGCATGAACTCCATATCCTCTGGCTTTATGTCTTCGGTGAGCCAGTCGTAAAACTTAGCGGCTTGCTTTTTGTATTCTGTTAGCCACTCGTCATCACGTTTGATCTGACGCCATTCAAGTCTGGCTCTGACACCAAAGAATACTGGAAGCCAACAGAACTGTGTGTTGGTTACAAGCATGTGGTGCTGGCATTGAGGAGCGTACATATCAGCAAGCTCGTCTATGTTCATAAAACCCCAGTGAGTCTTTGCCTCTACGACATGACCAGTTGATGTCATTGCGTCTGTGGTTGAGTGATAGAAGCCTTTGTCAAACTCAGCACCCCAGCTTTGTATCTTGATCTTTGCCGCTTCTGAAAACTTGTCGATGACAAAGCTCTCCATAAAGCTGCCAGCATCAATGCGTAGCCTTGCAGCCTTATCGAACTGTATTGGCTCACCGCCACGTTTCTGATCGATAAGTGCTTGCCATCCATACACATCAGATTCATAGATGGTTTTTGCATCAGACGAGCCGATGTATGTTTTGCGTGCTTCAAGCTGCGTTGCTGTCAACGACATATGGTTCCTCCAGACATGGGATTGAGTCATCAATTGGATCTGGTTCAGTGATCTCGTTCTCAAGTGTCCAGCTGGTGGCTGATACATCGATGAACTTTGATCGTTTGAACTTTGAGTTTTTGCCGAATGTTTGTACGGCGTCAGCAAACTCATCTGCCTTGCCAGCTTGCAGCATTGGTGCAATTTCTTTGGCAAGCCAATTGAAGTGTTGTTTAGTTAATTTTGACATTGCTTTCTCCCTTTGACTAGATATCTAGGCATATATGGTAAATTTTTATCTTTGGCTTATCAAACTAACTACCTTACCAAGAACGTCTACAAGACCAATATCCAACGTTTGATACCGCTTTGTTGATCTCGCAATGAGAATATGTTCTTGAAGTTCATACACAGCAATTGATGTTGTGGTTTTAATAAGCAGCTCATCACCTGATTTATAATCAGCATCAGGGTCGACATGAACCATATCGCCTTTTCTATATCCTGCTAAATCCATTGTATCCCATTGCACAGGGATGGCAAAAGCATTGGGGCCAAACTCCCCAAAAGCCGTAGTTGTTTTGTTTGTACTCACGAGAGTCCCCTTTTTAGTACCCATAATCTGCAACATGACAGGCTTAATTTTTAGGCTACTATCAATGGAATAAAGCTCGGGAAAAGTACCAGATACCTTTGATAGCTTAGTAATAATAGTTGCTGACAACACCCAAGGTTTTTCCTTGATAAACCTTTGCAAAGTGGATGGGGCAACATTAGCTTTTAAGGCCCACTCACGAGCAGACCAATTGTTTTGTTTAAGTGTGTTTATTACCCACTCATGGACAATTTCCAAGGTGGCATTGTTAGATGGCATTTTACTCTCCCTAAAAAGCCAAAATTATAAAATTTGTAGGCAAGCACTAAAGAAGGAGGTGCCGTAGGGCAGTCGCACCAGCTTGTAGCAGAATGTGGGTTTGGCCCCATAATCCTTGCTTGTGTATATGAATAATTTGGGATCATTTCAAGCTCCATTTCATGCAATATTATAATGATACTACGCCGATATAAATAAATAAATGGTAAATAATATATTTGACAGTAACTAGAAATCTAGGCATTGTCAAACCATGAAAAACGATATTTCATTTCGTGATAGCCTGATCGAACAGTTCAGAAAGCGTCGATATGAATTAGGCGTATCTCAACCTGTTATTGATGAGCGCATTGGTGTTGCCCCAGGTCTTGTAGCTAAGTGGGAAACTGGGAACAGGAAGCCAACAGCGTTTAATTTGCATTGTTGGGCTGAAGCCTTGGGATGCAAAATCAAATTGGAGGTTGAACATGAAGATATGCGGTATTGATCCGGGACTAAACGGCGGCATTGCATTTATATCTGGTGATTTTATTACAGCAGATAGAGCGCCTATCCTGAATGTAACAAAAGGCAAAACAACCAAACGTTTTTTAGATGCTTGGGCAATCATGCGTATGTTGGATGACCAAGACCCAGATCATGTTTATATAGAGAAACAACAAGCAATGCCAAAACAAGGTCTGTCCAGTACATTTGCAACAGGCTTTGGTTATGGTTTGTATATTGGACTGCTTGTTGCTGCTCGTGTTTCATATACAGAAATAAGCCCTATCAAATGGAAAAGAGATTTATCTGTACCATCTGACAAGGATGCTGCACGGAAACGTGCAAGTGAGATACTCCCTGCTGCCAGTGAGCTGTGGCAACTCAAAAGAGATGATGGGTTAGCCGAAGCTGCACTGATAGCGTATTGGGGAGCGACTAGATCAGGCCAAACAATTAACTAAGCCGCCCAATCTGCAAACGGATTGAAGTCAGGCTTCTCGTCAAGATGTTTGACAATTGCATCAATCAAGTCACGTTTCTTTGGGTTGACCTTGCCAACAGCCTTGATGCCAAGTGACTCATACAAAGACTCGACCTGATCGATCTTGTATTTGTTCAGCCATGTAGCATCAGGCTTGAACCAATTGATTACGTTAGCTGGCTCAATGCCAGTTATATCAATAAACTCTTTGTCTTGTGCTTGTGACTTTGTAATGGAGTCTACAAGATACGCAAATTTGAGTTTGGTTCTGTCTGACTTTGACATAGCCATAACAAACTGGATTGATGATATCTCAGCAGCCTCATAATCGATTTTGTATTTGTCTTCCCATTCCTTGATAAACTTTGCAGTAGCTGTCATCTCAAGATGCTCAGGCTCCTCATTTAATGGGAACGCATTGGCATGATCGATGTGAACCTGACCAATACGTTGATCGCCAAATTGTGTCCAGCCACCAATACGTCTGGCAAGAAACATAGCATCTGACATTTTGTCCAAGAACTCATCATCTGATTTCTCAAACAGCATGTCTCTTACATGCTCAAGGTAGTATCCATCAAGCAATGCTTTTTGTGGCTTGGAGTAGTCTGTTGGTGTTAGCGGCTGTATCTCACCTTCTTCAATTGCCTCTTTCTCAAGCTCACGCTCTAGGTCTCTGGCAATGTATTCAGTGTCAATATCAAGAACATAGTTGTGTGTTGTGTACCTAACAATAGCTGTACGGTCTTCTATTCTATGGTCTTCACCAAATGTATGACGCAAATGTTTACACTCAGGAGAGTCCCAATAGAACTGATCCTTGAGATAAATTACATCTGCATAACCTTGCTCTCTCAACTCATTACACTTGGCTTCAATATACTCAGTTTGCAAAGCTTCGAACGGCTCTACATTTGTAATGTAAGCCTCATCACCAAACATGTCTTGCTCAATGCCGAGGTTTTCTTCAAGCCCTTTGATATCAAACAATGCAGCTGACACAGGTATCTTGGAGTTAGTCATGCAACGTTTTGCATAGTCAGGCAGTATACGGCGGTCTTCATTATCATTCAGAAACGTGTCCTGACGATCATGGTTTCCAAGAGTCAAAGCCATAGCCACACCGAGGTTGAACTCGCAATTACGAAACTTTTGTTTGGCAAGAGGCGATAACTCAGACAGAGCTACACGTTGTTGAACCCATTTGTTGGTTTGACCAAATCGTCTTGCAACAGAGTCAAAGTCTTCCTCACCATCAGCGCATAAACCGTTAATAACATCGCACTGGTCAAGCGGGTGCATGTCTTCACGCATCATGTTTGCATGTAAGCCAATTTCTGATTCATTGTCTTTGATCTCTACACATGAGATTTTAACTGATGAATCTTTGCCATTGATTTTTTGCAATGCAACAAGACGACGGTTGCCATCAATAACATGGTAGCCATTGCCATTTTTCATAACCACAAGATTATGTAACAAACCTTGGGATTCAATTGAGGCGGCGAGTTGATCGATGCCAGACTTTGTGGCTTTAACCTGACGTACGTTTTGTTTGGCTGGTTT